AAAAAATTGACACGGGTTTTAAAAATGTATAAATAGTCGCATGGGTGCGTGTGAATGTGTAACAACACAAGAGGCAAGTGTGAACGTTTTTAAACAACTCACAGAAGGAATAACTGGGGTAGCATTTCGTATGCAGGTGGGGTTCCTCCCAGTCACGCAAACTATTTAAAAAAGGCAGCTTTTAGTTGCCTTTTTTTATTGGGCAGATTCCTTACGAACTTTCATCTGATAATCTTTTATAGCAGTCTTTATGGCATCCTCTGCGAGGACTGAACAGTGAATCTTTACTGGTGGGAGAGCAAGTTCTTCGGCTAGCTGAGTGTTCTTAACTAAGTTTGCATCAGCAAGGTTCATGCCTTTAACCCATTCAGTAAGAAGACTAGAAGATGCAATAGCACTACCACATCCGTAAGTCTTGAACTTCGCATCAGTGATAATATCATTCTCTACCTTAATCTGAAGTCGCATAACATCTCCACATGCTGGAGCTCCAACCATACCAGTTCCTACATTAGGATCGTTTTCGTCCATCTTGCCAACATTTCTGGGATTCTCATAATGATCTAACACTTGCTTACTGTATGCCATACGGCACCTCTATTAAACGTAGAAAGACTCTCCACAGCCACATTCGCCTGCAACGTTAGGGTTCAGAAATTTAAACCCAGAGTTCAGACCCTCTTTTACCCAGACCAACTCTGATCCAGCTAAATATGTTTTACTCTTTTCATCTATTATTAACGTTACACCTTGATCATGTATAACGGTATCATGTCGATCCATATTGTATGAATATTCTAGTACGTAAGCCAACCCGCTACAGCCAACTGTACGAATTCCAACTCGAATGCCTTCGCAGTCAGGTTTGGCAGCCAGTCGATCTCGCAATGGTTCGTATGCAGATTCGTTTATGGTTATCATACTACCGATCAGATTCTTTAATAAAGAAACCTGGCATGTGACCATCGAAGCCACTACCAGAGTTTAATAACACTTTCATTCGTTCTGCTTCTTTGGCACTAGTCGTGACGAATACGTTCAATCCAGAAGACTTCTCTAGTACATGAAACTCTTTGTTGACCTTATCTACAAGGTAGAGCATTACGTTTTCTTCTCTAACTTTTTAATTCTAAGGTCTAGTTCGGGCCACACATCAAACTCATGGAGTTCTTTACATGGGTGACTATTCTTCTCTAACTCTTGTATTCGTAGTTCTAATTCGTCTATCTTTTTAGACACGTTAGGATACTTAGTCTTCCAAGCAATGTTCTCTTTGTCGAGGATATCAATGCCATACCTTTCTGTTGCCCAGTCTGCAATATCGTCAAAACGATTATAACACCAGACTCCAGCTCTTGTATCTTTGAACCATTTAGTTGATGCGGCACCCAACAGCGACCCCGCAATACTGCTTACCATCCACAACCACATACGCTTCTCCTAACTAATAAGTCTTAATACACGATGAATTCTTCCCGATTTCATCAATGAGTTAAATTTTTTCCAATATCTTATCATAATTCCTTTATTTGAATCCACCGAAGTTTGGTTTTTTATCTCCGGTTCTTTTTCTGTATGAAATAACACTATCGTTATTGCCTTCTTGTTTTTCTTCTCTCATACGACTAGCAAAGTTACCCTTGTCTGCAACAGGCGTATCATCAACTAAGTCTTGCGCTGATTCTTCAGCGTCAAATAATTTCATCTTAGATCGATCAATTCCGATTACAAAACGTTTCAGATAGTTTGTGTCGCCCCATCTGTTTTTTAATTGCTTTACCATAAGTTGCCCTAAGCCTTCTAACTCTTCAGTAGAGATTAGACCAAACATAAAATCAGCAGTAGCGGGTAGACCAAAAGACTCAGAAGTATCCTCTAAGTTTAAGTCTGAACTACTATAACCAGTACGGGTTGTCTGTGTCGCACTTAAGATTGGCACATTAAACTCTACTGCTAAACCACGCAACTCTTCTGCGATTGCCTTAATCAACGTATATGAGTTGACATTAGCGCCTGCTTTCATTCTAGAACTCGTACATATATTTAGATAATCTATATACACGATATCTGGATGGAAGTTTTTCTTTAGCTTCAATTCATTCAAAAGATGTCTAAAGTGTGCAGAGCCTGCGCTTGCTGTAGGATATTCTTTGACAATCAACTTACCAGTTGTCTTGCCTCTCACTCTATCAATTCGCTTCATATACACATCTTTAGGTATTTCTTGTAAAGAATCGATTGTGGTGTTCAGCAAATTAGCATCAATACGTTCAGCAATCTTTTCTTCTGCCATTTCCATAGTAATGTATAGAACGTTTTTACCATCCATAAGATTGGCTGCCGCACAATGAGTCATAAACAATGTCTTACCAACACCAGTGCCTGCAAGTGCAATACTCAAAGATTTGCGAGACAAGCCACCTTTACTGATCTTATTGAACAAGTCTAGATCAAAGGAAACTTTATCTTCTTTTGTGTGATAAAATTCATATCGATCTTCTGGCTGTTCAAGAAAGTCATGACCAATGTTTTGATCAAATGATACACCAAGTGCTTTAGTCAATAGATCAGGAATAGAACCCTTATCTAAGTTGTCGTGGTTGCCATCTAACACAAGAATGGATTCACGTACAGCATTAAAGACTGCCTTGTCTTGGCAGAACTTTTCAGTCTTGTCTACAATCCATTCTAAATCTGTTTTAGGATCATACTCTAGACCTTCAATCGTCTCAACTATAGTTGTGTACTGATCGTCTGATATGTTGCTTTTCTCATCAATAGCAATCTTTAAGGCGCTTTTTGTTGGTACACTATTATAGTCTGCGATATATTGTGTTATAGTTTTGAACACCATTTTCTCAGTGAAGTCACCGAAGTATTCTTCACTAAGAAATGGTATAACTCTACGCATGTAGTCTTCATTATGTAAGAGTCCCGATAATACGGTGTTTTCAATCATTCGCTACAGTCTCCTCATTAGCGATTGGAGCTTCTACACGATCTGGTACTTGACTGTCATCAGTACTCATCAGACCGCTTGATGCCATTTTATATCGTTGTTCAATGAACTTGGCAAAGTCTGTCTTCTCAAACATCATTAGCCAGAAGTCTTTGTTGTCAACGATTTCTTTTGCTCTCATCATCTTATCGCAGAGAACTTCACCAGTTGCAGGATTTAATGCTTCGTACCAGCCAACTTTAGGCTTGACTACATAACCACCTTTCTCTGCCACTTCAAGTAATCCAGACCACTTCATGATACCACCTTCAAATGTTACCATAATCGGGATCTTAGACTTCTCACGAACATGTCTTGATTTCTCAATGTTGATCACAAAGTTATAACCTTTGATCTCAGTGCCATCTTTCTCTTGTTGACGACCAATAATCCAAATCGCATCAGCAGAGTAGTAAGCACCAGTACCGCCTGACACGATATCTTTAGGATACAAACCAATCTCTTTGTATGTGTGATTGACACAGATCAAAGGAATGTCTTTTAGATTCAAATGAGGAGTCACAATACGGAACAGAGATTTCATCTGCTTTGCACGTGACATATCTGCCACAGACTTACCGTCCATCGCATCATCTACTTCTTTCTTCGAAGCCAAGTTACCAATAGAATCGATAACAATACACACGTTATCTTTCTTATCAAGGTCATTCAACTGCTTAGTGATATCAAATTTCAATTGTTCAACATCAGTAATAGGAGTATGGATAACACGGTCCATATCAATGCCAAATGATTTGAAGTATTCTGGTGGTGTACCAAACTCACTATCATAAAACAAGATGACGCCATCTTTATGCTTCTTCTGATGTGCGGCTGCCATAAGCAACGCAAATGCAGATTTAAAGTGTTTAGATGGACCTGCAAGCATTAGCAGACCTGGTGTAATACCACCATCAACTCTGCCTGATAACGCAACGTTTACCATAGGCACAGATGTTTGTGCCATTTCTTTTGCACCAAAGACCTTTGAGTCCATGATGGGGGCAGTAGATTTTATAGTAGAGTTACTTGCCAATTTCTCCATTAATGATGCCATATTCTATTCTCCATTCATAATTTTAAAAAGTCTATCAGCAAACGCATCGATCTTTTCGTATCGATTTGGCCAATAGATGTAGTCTTTGTCTGGATTTGCTTTCAGATTATCCAGTAACGGTATGATGTTATCATACAGGGTTTTTGCACGTGTGTCAACACTTTTAATCTTTTCTACCAGAACTTCGTGTTCTGCGGTTGCTTTTCGAACTGATTCTAGTTCGCCTTCGTCTACGGCTGTAAAGCCGAAATCAAATATATCGTCTGTCATGAGAAAAATCCCTCCAATGAGTTTATGTGTTCAAGTTCCCAGTTGATGGCATCAGACACCATCTTCAGTGGTTCTTTGAACGTTTTGTTAAATTGAGTTTCATAGTCAACATCACTATCTAGACCAAACTCTTTAGGCAGAAACTGAGGAAAAGATATTACGTTTTCCATCAGAGGATTAGGCATCTTCATATAACAGAATTTTACTTTACTGCCATTCTTAACTTCTTCTACTGATAGCTTGTTCTTCTTAATCTGTTGATTAAAGAGAAGCGCACCTCTGACGTGGATAGGAGTACCTTTCTTATAGATGGTATTCTTATCTCTCCACTTTTCAATATCACTTACGCCACGAGGAAACGAAACGTCTTCTGGTGGCAAAGATTTGAACTCTTCATAGAAATTCTTAACGAATGCTTGCAGTTCTTTCTCATCCGAGTTCAGCATAATTCTATATGCTTTAACGAACTTGTCACGAACTACTTGTGGTGTAGAAGACTTTACTGCTTCAATGCCCATAATCTTGAGTTTGGGTTCAGCGTATTGTACTCCCTCGTTGTTAAATACGTTAAGTATATATCGTTTCTTTGCCATCCATATGCCCTTGTCGGCAATAGCTTCACGTGCCATTACCATTCGGTTGTCATATGCATTCATATTAGTAAACATATTGTGATATGCTTTCTCTAGAATTGGCACCAGTTTTTGTTCACACGCTTGATCAATGAACTTGACTGGGTCTTTAGGATTCACAGCCTCTACAAGAGGTCCCATGTTAACGTACAACGAATCAGTGTCCATTGCGATAACATAGTCTTCATCATCACTCTTCAAAATGTTGTTCATTGCCTTGTTCATGGCTTGCTCTGCCCATTTGATCGATAACTGACCAGACAGCGTGATACCTTCTGCGATAAGCATTTCAAAGTATCGGAAGTACTGATTACCAAGAGCGCCATAAAGAGAGTTCAACAAAATCTTAATAGCTTGCTGAGTGTTCTCTAGTCTATTTATTTCTCTCTTAAGTTCGGAAGAATTAGCGTTCTCATTTTCTTGCTTGAGTCTCAACATTTCTTTCTTGATCTCAGCCCGCTCATCATATAGACCGATGATGATTGTCGGGAATACGCCACGCTCATCTTTACGATACATAGAACCGTTAGCGGCAACTGAAAGGTTACGCTCAATAGGATCATTAGACACAGGATTCTTTAGATAATGCTCTACACCGCTTGCGGT